TTGGCATTGTTGTTTGGATTGTTTGTATTTGTATCTTTGCTAAACATTTGTTATGATAAGTAAGAAAGCTATTGATTTAATTATCCAACATGAGGTTGGTGGTCGTGCGGTTTACGAGAAGAAATACCAAAAGCCAATTTGGGCTGGAGGCGAGTCTGGACTTACGATAGGCTTGGGATATGATGTTGGCTACGCAAAAGAAGCGGACTTGTTTTCTGATTGGTCAGCATTGAACCTAAACTTCTTAAACGCAATGAAAAGATTTTGTGGAGTTAAGGGTGAAGTGGTTAAGTCAATGATGAAAGGCGAAGTGTTAAATGTTATCATTCCGTACAATATTGCTTATGATGTTTTCGTTAAGAAGTCAATTCCTAAGTATTACGCAATGACTAAAAGAATATATCCTCAATTAGATACTTTGAATGAAGATACCAGAGGTGCTTTGGTTTCTATGGTATATAACAGAGGTTCAAAGATAGAAGGTGATTCTCGTAAAGAAATGAAGGCTATTGTTGAGTTGGTGGCAAAGCAAGATTATGAAGGAATAGCAGAGCAAATTGAAAAGAGCAAAAGATTATGGGAGGGTAAAGGATTAGACGGCTTGGTGATTAGACGAGAAAGCGAGGCGGACTTGATAAGGTCAAGTATGGCATAAAAACAAAAACCTACATAATGGCTGAAAGAACAACAAGGAGAAGGCTATTCTTTGACATAGAAACCTCTCCAAACATCGGTCTATTCTGGGAAGCTGGATACAAAAAGAATATTGACTATTCAAATATAGTCAAAGAAAGAGCCATAATTTGCATTTGTTACAAGTGGGAAGATGACAAAGAAGTAGAAGGACTTTACTGGGATTCCAAGCAGAACGATAAAAAGATGCTTGAGAAGTTTATACAAGTAGCGAACTCAGCTACCGAATTAGTAGGACATAACGGAGATAAATTTGATTTAGCATGGATTAGAACAAGGTGCTTGTTTCATGGAATACCAATGTTTCCTAATTACATTACAATAGATACTTTAAAGATAGCGAGGTCTAAGTTTAGATTTAACTCTAATAGATTAAACTACATAGCAGATTTTTTAGGCATAGGACAAAAGATTAAAACAGAGTTTAACCTTTGGAAGGATATTTTGTTACATAAGGATAAAAAGGCAATGGATGATATGCTTAAATACTGCAAAAAGGATGTAATATTGCTTGAGAAGGTATTTAAACACTTAAATAACCATATACCATCTAAATCTCATTATGGGGTGCTTTACGGAGGCTTAAGAGCATCTTGCCCAGAATGTGGAGCAGATGGAGAAAACATAGTAAGAAACAACACAAGAACAACCGCAACTGGTGTCGTAAAAGTGCAAATGAGATGCAAGGTTTGTGGTAAGTTTCATACAAAAACCGATAAATAATGAGCCAAGTAACTCAAGAAGTAATAAACGACATAAACGCAAGAGAACTAAAAGGGCTTGAGACTTATGGTACTACAATGGATAGAAACGATTTAACTCAAGACCAATGGCTTAACCATGCATACGAGGAGGCTTTAGACTTCGCTATATATTTAAAAAAACTATTAATTATTAGAAATGGCATACGTTTATAGACATATAAGACTTGATAAAAATGAGCCTTTTTATATTGGTATAGGAAGTGATAAAAACTATAAAAGAGCAAAAGATTGGCACGCAAGAAACAAGATATGGAAATCAATAACATCTCGTTGTGATTATGAAATAGAAATACTTTTTGATAATATAACATGGGAGGAAGCATGTAAAAAAGAAATTGAGTTTATAAGTTTATATAAAAGAATAATTGATAATGGCATTTTAGCAAATTTATCAACTGGTGGCGAGGGAAATCTTGGTATTAAAAGGACAAAAGAGGCTATTGAAAAAACTGCTAATGGTAAAAGGGGAACTAAATTAAGCGAAGAAGTAAAGAAAAGAATATCAGAAAAACTAAAAGGAAGAAAATTAACTGAAGAAACAAAGCAAAAAATGAGAGAAAGAATGTTAGGTAATGCATATACAAAAGGACATAAATTATCTGACATACATAAAGAAAGAATATCAAAAGCAAATCTGGGCAAAAAACATAAAAAATAAATTAAATGAGGTTACCTAAAAATTTTGGAAAAATGACACTATTTGAGCAAGAGGGGATTTTAGTTGCAAAACTAAACGAGATTTATGAGTTAGAAAATGAAGTAAAAAAAGCGTTAGCAAAAGTTAGAGGTGGACACAAGTACACTCCTAAGGAAATAGACCGCCCAGATTTGGCGATGCTTAAAGATGAACATTAGTGCCAAAGATTAGAATTATATATAAGAAGCTGGGCAAAGAGAAGGCTCATGGCATCGCTTGTAGTGATGGCGAGATTCTTATTGATTCAAGGCTAAAAGGTAAAAAGCATTTAGAGATATTAATACATGAAGTCATGCACTTGCTAAACCCAGAGGATAGCGAGGCTGAAATAGTGCGTAAAAGCGTAGCATTAACTAAGATACTATGGAAAGAGGGTTACAGAAGGGTAGATAATCACGACAAAGACTTGCTCCAAGACGGCTCAAAATAGAGTTGTATCTTTGTGTTGTTGTTTTTTCATAGTTCAGGTTTCTCCCAGTGTAAAAAGCTGGGAGTTTTTTATTACCTTTGACTTTCATATAGCAATAATTAAGGTTTAACAATCACGAGGGGCGTTTCTACGCTCCTTTTTTGTGCCTATACTAAATGCTAAAATCTTTAGCAAAGTGTTAAAATTTTCTTAATTTATAATAAAAATGTAAATAAGTTTGGTGGATAACAAATGTTAATATAATTTCAATCTCGAATTAAACCTTAACAAATGAAAAACTACCAAATAGAGTTTATCTTAAAAATACAAGATGGCAACTCTAAAAAATTGCAACAGCAAATTATAATAGTAGAAGCGTCAAATAAAAAAGATGCCTTGAGTTTAGCTAAAAAGAAATTATATATACCAAGATATTTTATTTCAATTAATAATTACGAATTTTTATAAACCTTAAAACAAAAGCTATGAATTGGCAAACAACCCTTTATTACTCCGAGAATGGAGTAGACTATCAACAAATTTTTGACGGACCAGAAATACCAAGAGTAGGCGATAGTGTTATCGTTATGTTTGGTAAAGAAGTAAAGTCAATTATGTTCACAGTAGAAAGCATCACATTTTCTACATTTACTAAATCTATTATTATACAAGTAAAACGCTAATTATGAACCAGTATCAAAAAGACTCAATCAAACCTATGTATGCATTTATTATTGTATTATTAGGATTTATTTTAACCGCTATTGTAGAAAACCTTTAAACCTTAAATTATGACACTACCTTATCAAGGCAAACAACTTAAACTCCACAAAAGAGCAGCTTGTTTATTAGAGTTATTAAAGAAGGCTCAAGCCAGACAAGCAAGTATTGAAACTGATTTATACAAGTGGCGTGGTGCTACTTGGGATGAACCTATTAAATTAATGAATAAGTACGAGGATGACTACTTAATAAAGATTGCTCGAATGAACGACATCCAAAAACGTATTCTAAAGTCATATCATTTTTTAATCTTGGATTTGTACGAAATCACCGAAGATTTTATGCTTCCAGTAAACCTATTACACTTTTAATATGACACCAAAAGAAAAAGCAGTAGAATTAGTAAATAAATTTTATAATACAATTTATTTAGATTTAGATTATGAACAATCTAAATACGCTGCATTAATAGCAGTAGATGAAATATTAGAAACTACTAAAGTTAAGTGGGCAACACAAAGAAAATTACCAAATGGAGAATGGAGGCTTTGGAAAGGTGTATCATATAAAAATTATTGGAAATTAGTTAAACAAGAAATAGAAAAAATATGAGTTACATAGATAACAAAAGCTACCTAATTAAGATGAATCAAATATTAGAGTTAGAGAATGAATTATTAAGAAAACAAATTAAAGAACTAAAACAACAAGTAAATGAACTACTGGACCCAACCTATAATGACGGAAAAATCGGGGTTAAAAAGCCAAATCAGAATGGCGGATAGCATAATTGAGAAAGTAGCTGCTTTCTATGGTATATCAAACGCTGATATTAAGGGCAAATGCCGTAAAAAAGACCTTGTTAAAGCACGTTGGATAGCAATGTATTTTATTAGGACAAAAACAGACTTTACCCTAAAGACTATTGGAGATATGTTTGGGAGAGACCACACTACCGTAATACACGCTTTAGAAACTATCAAAGACATTATGTCTTTACGCTATGAGACCGACCTAAAAGAAGATTTAATAAGGGTAAAAAATATTTTTTGATTATTCACAAATTAGTATTACTTTTAATTATTAATTAACCTTAAATATGCATTATGACTGAATTACAACAAGTTAAACCGACCTACGAACTTATCAACAAAGATAGTCTTTTGAGCCTATCAAATGAGTTGGCAAGTCTTATTAAAGAGAAGAAACTAAGCACTAACATTCAAGGCAAACAATTTGTAAACGTTGAAGGCTGGGGTTACGCTGGAGCAGCAATTGGACTTATCCCAATTATTACCGAAGTAAAAGACCTAAGCAAAGAAAACGAAACAAAGTATTGGGCAACTTGTGAGGTGCGAAACATTGCAACTGGGCAAGTGGTTTCAATTGGACACGCTATTTGCTCTAACAAAGAAAGAACTAAACGTAGCTTTGACGAGTATGCAATATGCTCAATGGCACAAACAAGAGCCGAAGGTAAGGCTTACAGATTGCTTTTAGGTTGGCTTATGAAAGCGGCTGGGTTTGAAGCTACTCCAGCAGAGGAAATGGACTTTAGCAAAGAACAAGCACCTTACATTAAAAAGCACGATACTGAAGAAAATCTTACAGTAGCTATTGACTTTTGCGAAAGTTTAACAGAATTAAAGCAACTTTACGAACTAAATATAGCTATGATACAAGACAAGGAATTAAACCAATTATTTACCAACGCTAAAAAAAATCTATAATGAACTATCAATTAGAAAACCTTAGAGAAAATGTAAAGTTTTGGCAGTATAAATTTGACACTTGTAACCCTAAAGATGCACGAGCAATGCAACAAAGACTATTAGATGCAAAGCAAACGCTAAAGGAATACAAGCAAAAGTTTATGCCACATTTATTAGTGCCACCAACTCCACCACAAAGACAAGTTACAGTTAGGATGTCTGACTGGAGCGAAACATTTGAAGAATATCAATTTTAACCAATAAACAAACAAAAATGAAAGTATTAAACATTTGTCAAGAAGACATTAAATGGAAGCCAGTACAAACTAAATCTGGAGTAAAGCATTACGCTAATATTGCAGTAGATTACTTAAAAGAACCAGACGATAAAGGAAATGTGCTAACTGTATGGAATAACCAAACGCAAGACCAAAGAGCAGAGAAAGCTAAAAAGGAATATTGCGGTAGAGGTAAAGAATACAAGTTTGACGCTAAAAAAGAGTATGCAAATACTAATAAGCAAGAGCAAGAGGACCAAGATATAATGCCATTTTAAATTATAACAAAACTTTAACATTATGACACAAAACCAACAAATCAAGAGTTACTTAGAAAAAGGTAAATCTATAACTCCTATTGACGCATTAAATAAATTTGGCTGCTTTAGATTAGCTTCAAGGATTAACGAATTACGAAAAGATGGCTTAAATATTGCAACTAAAATTGTAACTAAAGACGGCAAAACTTATGCAAGTTATCGGTTAGTTTAGTATATTTGTTAAAGGTGTCGGATACCTATTACAAACTTATTGGCTCAAAGCTGAAGCACCAATCCGACTGGTGTGGATGCCGAGAGCCTTTTTTATTTATGAAAAAAGATGCATTT